AAGACGTTGCATGGGTAGAGGAAGCGCAATCGTTCAGCCAGTACAGCCTTGATTTGCTGCGGCCAACGATACGCAAGCCTGGCAGTGAGTTGTGGTTTAGCTGGAACCCGAGCAAGTCAACAGACCCGATTGATTTGTTACTGAGAGGCGATGCGCCGCCACCAGGGGCCATTGTTGTGCAGGCGAACTATGCCGACAACCCGTGGCTGCCTGATGAGTTGCGGGCTGAAATGGAATATGACAGGCGGCGCGACCCCGACAAATACGCGCATGTTTGGCTCGGTGAGTACCAGCGCAACAGCGAAGCGAGGGTATTTCGCAACTGGGAGATCAAAGAATTCGACGCGCCACCTGATGCGATTCACCGGCTCGGTGCTGACTGGGGATTTTCAATTGATCCTAGCGTTTTGGTTCGCTGCCACATTGTTGGGCAAAAGCTGTATGTCGATTACGAGGCCTATCAGGTGGGTTGCGAGATTGTGGATCTACCGTCTCTATTCCTGACGGTGCCAGAGGCTGAAAAGTGGGCGATGACTGCTGACAGCGCACGGCCAGAGACGATCAGCCACATGCGAAAGAACGGCTTTCCGAAGATTTACCCGGCTGTAAAGGGTGCGCGAAGCGTAGAAGAAGGCATAGAGTTTTTGCGTAGCTTTGACATTGTGGTTCACCCGCGATGCAAACACACGATAGACGAATTGACGCTGTACAGCTACGAGACAGACCCGCTAACCGGGAAAGTTATCCCGAAGTTGAGCGACAAGGATAACCACGTTGTCGATAGTTTGCGCTACGCCTGCGAAGGCGCAAGACGCGCCGGAACGAACAAGCCACGCCCGAAGGCACCAGTCCACACCTCGTGGATGGGCTAACAATTTATTAACGCTGCGAAGCGCTGTAACGAACAATGGCAAAAGACTCGGACATTCTCAAAGACGCGCAGGAGGACTTTAAAAACTGCGTGGACAACGAATCAGACATGCGCAAAGCCGCGCTTGATGATTTGGAGTTCTCGCGTCTGGGCAAGCAATGGCCTGAAGAAGTTGAAAGCGCACGGCGAAAAGAAGGGCGTCCATGCCTGACGATCAACCGCCTTCCTGCGTTTATCAAGCAAGTGACGAACGATGCCCGCCAATCTCGGCCCAGCATCATGACAAAGCCGGTAGGCGATGGTGCGGACAAGGACACAAGCAAGATACTGAACGACCTGATTCGCAACATTGAAACTGTATCGAGTGCGGACATTGCCTACGATACCGCGTTGGATTTTGCGGTGACTTGTGGTGTTGGCTATATCGTTGTTCGCACTGACTACACCCATGATGATGTTTTTGATCAGGACATTTGCATAGAGCGGATCAGCAACCCGTTTTCGGTGTACGGCGACTATGAGAGCAAGTCAGCGACAAGCGACGATTGGAACCGGGCGTTTATCACTGATTTGTACAGCAAGGCAGCGTTTGAAAAGAAATGGCCGGATGCGCAATCAAGCGGGTTCGAGGCAGACAACCAGGACGAAAACGCGCAATTGTGGTTTGTGGATAAATCCATTCGCGTGGCTGAGTATTGGACGCGCGACGAGGTACCGACAAAACTACTGCAATTGACTGACGGTATGGTGATGCAGGAAGCGGAGTACCTGAAGATCAAGGATTTGCTTGACGCGCAGGGCATCACAGTCAAAGGCGACAGGCCCAGCAAGACGCACAAAGTCACGCAACGATTGATCGGTGGCACGGATGTGCTGGAAACCAATGAATGGCTTGGTAAGTACATCCCAATCATTCCGGTTTATGGCGACGAAATCAACGTCAACGGTAAGCGGCACTTTCATAGTCTGGTGCGGTTTGCGAAAGACCCGCAGCGCATGTTTAACTACTGGCGCACTGCCAGCACGGAATTGGTAGCACTCGCGCCCAAAGCCCCGTACATCGGCGCTACGGGTGCCTTTGCGACAGACGCGGCAAAGTGGGCAACGGCGAACACTGCGAACCATGCGTACATCGAATACGACGACATTCCCGGCTCTGCGCCACCCCAGCGCCAAGCGTTTGCGGGTGTGCCTGCGGGTGCTTTGCAAGAGGCATTGAACGCCAGCGACGACATGAAAAATATCATGGGCCTGCACGATGCAAGCCTAGGCGCAAAGAGCAACGAGACAAGCGGCAAGGCCATCATGGCGCGGCAGCGCGAGGGCGATGTATCGACGTTCAACTTTATCGACAACCGCAACCGGGCGATTGAGCATGTAGGCCGAATCATTGTGGATCTGATCCCCAAGGTTTATACCGTGCCACGCATTCTGCGGTGCATCAAAGAGGACGGTTCGACGTACAACGTGCCAGTAAACCAGCCTGCAATGCCCGCACAACCGCAGCAACAGCAAGCACCTGGACAACAGCCGCAAGAACCGGATGGAAGTTTTGAGCCAGCCAATGAGCATATCGAAGGCATTACAAAACTGTTTGATTTGACGGTTGGTAAATATGACGTGTCGGTAAGTGCTGGCCCAAGCTACACCAGCAAGCGGCAAGAGTCAGCCGATCAGATGATGGAATTTATCCGGGTATTTCCGCAGTCGGCCCCATTGATCGGTGATTTACTCGCCAAAAACTTGGACTGGCCGGGTGCTGATGACGTATCGGCACGACTAAAGGCCATGTTGCCACCACAAGCAGCAGGCCAAGTGCCACCACAGGTGCAGCAATTGCAGCAGCAGCTACAACAACAGGATGGCATGGCAAAGCAAGCGGTGCAACAGCTACAGCAGCAACTGCAACAGCTACAGCAGCAAGTGAACGACAAGCGCGCCGATATTGAATTGAAATCCCGAGAACTGAAAATCAAGGAAATGGAAGCGCAGACCAAGCGAATCGAAGCCGTTGGCAAGCTGGAAAGCGAAGACAAAGACCGTCAATTGGCCTTTGCACAGTCGCAAAACGATGCTTTTATTGCACAACACAACGAACAAACTGAACCGCAGGAAATCACACAATGAGCACTACCGTAAGCGTCACAACATCGCCCGTCACGCTGGGGATGGATGGCAATGCGTCTATCACGATCAACTCAGGCGCGGCCATCGGTACTATCGCGTTCACCAGCGCTAATGATGACGTTTGGCCCAGCTTTACCGCATCGCTGCAAAGCAAGACATTCGGCCCTTTTGGCGTGGCTATGTCGGTTGTGATTACGGTTCGGCAGGCGTCGATTACGTATCAATTGACAGGCGGGATTGGCGGGTATTCTTACGGCACAAGCAACAGCGTAACGGGCATGGTTGGGCCTTCTGCTTCAGTATCTGGAGTTGTCGCAGCAACTGACGCAACCACAGGCGCAACGTCGCTGGTGGCGGGGGGTCGAGTGATCCCGCAATTGCAGTTCACGCAATCAAAATTAGTAAAGTGGCGTGCGGCTCTGGCAAACGTGCAATGCGGCGGCGGAAATGCCAAAGTTGCGTTTATCGGGGATTCGACTGACCAAGGCCAATACGCATCGGGTGTGATTTACACAGGCAATCGAGCGCTGGCTACATCAGACGCCTTTGCGCGGCTGTTGCAGGGACGCGGAATACCTGCAAACGTAGCTTCCCAAACTGGCGGCGGCAACACGATCACAACGACTGCAAACTTTACGCTGTACGACCCGCGCACAACATTTGCGGGCAGCGGGTGGACTTTACCGGCAATTACAACAACTGGCGGCACGGCGTTTTACAACGCATCAACGACAGACCTGTTTAACTTCACTCCAACTGACACGGCAGGGGTTGCGCTATCGTTTGACCGCATTGATGTAACGTACTTAAAAAATTCGACGTATGCTAATTTCACGGTTGCCGTGGACGGCGGGGCGGCTGCGTACACATCGACACAGGCCGGGTCTGGTGCAATGGATACTGTTACTGTCTCTGTTGCGGCAGGTACGCACACAGTAAACATCCAAAAAACCGCAGGCGACATCGCAAAGGGCTTTTACTTGATCGGCATCAAGTGCTATAGCTCCACACTCAAGCAAGTCCACGTTTTGAACTTTGGGGCGGGTGGCTATACATCAGCAAACGCAGCTTCGACAGCAGTGTATTTTTCAACACTGCCAGCTATACAACACTTTGCGCCGCACCTTTCGATCATCAATATCGGGCTAAACGACATGGCTGGCGCGGTATCGGTTGCCACATACAAAGCCAACATCCAAGCGATTATTACGGCGTGTGCAGCGACAGGTAGCGTAGTACTACGCACACCTAACCCGGCGCAGGTTGGTTTTTCTGGTACTGCGGCTGGCGTGGAGGTCGCGTACAACAGTGCGCTTTACGACTTGGCATCCGAGAATAATTTAGTGATTATTGACAACTGGCAGCGTCAAATTGACTGGACTGCGATGGTTGCCAACGGGATGATAGTTGACCCTGTACACCCCAACAAGTTGGGGTATCAAGATGTTGCAAACGCTATATACGCAATGGCGCAACCAACCTACTAGCTGCCCAGCAAGCCCAGCGGCAAAGACACCTACGCAGCATGGGGGCCGACTGGAACTGTCGCCCTTTGTAGCAAACGATAACCAACCCAAGGAACCAATATGCCTTTCAAACCATTCGAGAAGTCCAGCAAGACCAAAGACACCAAGTCCGTAGCTGCCAAGTCCGACAAGAAGGCCCCCGCCTTCGACCCGAAGCAATTCGGCAAAAAGGCACCTCCGATGAAAAAGAAGTGCTAAATAACTTGTAAGCATGTAAACACTGTGGTATATATTGGGAAATGACTAAAGACCAAGAGCTTGAACTTTTTGATTTCCTGTCCCGCACCAAGCTGGGAGACTGGGTAAAAGCAAAAAAGAGAGACGAAGTTGCGGTCCTGATTCAGTCATCGGACATCGACACGCTACGCAAAGCCCAAGGGCGAGCAAGTATGTTGGAGTCCATTGAGAAGCTGCTTGCAGCAGCACCGGGCGCGGTTAAACGCAGTTGAGCTAACGTGTAAGCACGTTAGCAATCATTAACCTGACAAGCCCACCGGGCACAGGAGCAAATCATGGGTATACCCACACAAGTCCAAGCGGCAGAAGATGCTGCCAATGCCATGTTGGCCGAGGTTAACTCACAAGCCACAGCGGTAGATGCGCAACCGGAACTACAAGGACAGGTGGATACACCCGAGCCGCAACCGGAGTACCAGGCCCCCGCCCCACAACCCCAGCAACCCGACCAGGCGGAAGCCCGATACCGGTCACTGCAAGGGATATTGAACAAGGAGGTTAACTCCTTGCAAGGGCAGGTGAAAACGCTGACAGGTCAGCTGGAGCTTGTATTGGGGAAACTCGATCAGCAACAGCGCCAATTACCAGCGCCAGAGACAGGTACTCCCGTTGCAGCAGAACCCAAGGACATTGAGGATTTTGGGTCTGATTTGGTTGGGATGGTGAACCGTGTAGCGACAGCGCAGATTGCGCGGCTCACACAGGCGCTCGACGGCAAACTGGCCGTGTTCAGCCAACAGATGGCGACGCTCCATGAACAACTTTCTGGAACGACGAAGCACGTTGCGGTGAACGCGGAACAGATGTTTGTTGAGCGACTTGGCAAGTTGGTGCCCGAGTGGGAGGCTATCAATGTGGACCAACGCTTTCTGGCGTGGTTGGCAGAGGTGGACCCCGTGTATGGCGTGCCCCGACAGAGCGCGTTGGAAAACGCAGCCAAGAGCCTGAATGCCGAGCGCGTAGCAGCAGTGTTCAACGCATTCACTGGCCCCCGCCAGGTAACACCCAAGGTTGATCCCTTGGACAAACAGGTGAGCCCGAAAGGCTCAGCCGCCCCGGCCCCGCAATCCCAGCAGCCGCGTATGTACAAGTCGTCGGACGTGACCAAGTTCTATGACGATGTGCGACGCGGGCACTACCGGGGCAAGGACGCTGAGATGGCGAAATTGGAAGCAGAGTTTAACAACGCCCTTGCAGAAGGCCGCATCATGTAGATCGGTTGACTCGGGGGCACAAAAGGAGCCCCCGAAATGGCAAATACATCGTCCCAGGTCCAGTTCATTGGTGGCCGCGAAACCGGCATCATCATCACGAACGTCACCGATACGCAGGCAGCTGCTATCGCCAACCAGACCCTCCCCGGGGGTCTAAACGTCATCGGCACGTTGGCGGCCAACGGCATGGCAGCCCTACCCACCCTGCCCGCTGGCTCCATGGTGGTCGTCACCTCCACGGTGGCCACCCAGACTTTGAAGATTTACCCCCCTGTCAACGGCACGATCACCGCGATCAACAGCGCGGGAACACTGAACGCAGCCGTCACCATGGCAGCGCAAGGTCACGCAGTGTTTATCGCACTGGGTACCAACGGCGGTACGGACTTCCACCGCATCGTCTAACGCGTAAGCACGAAATCATTTTCAAATAAATAGGAGCCCATCATGGCAGTAACCCGTAATTCCAGCGCAGTTTTCCCAACGGGCGCACCCTTTAACACCGCTACCCCTTACAGCGGTAACTTCATCCCCGCCGTCTGGTCGGCCAAGCTGAACGCCAAGTTCTACCTGTCCACCCTGTACGGCGAGATTGCCAACACCAACTACCAGGGCGACATCTCGGGTATGGGTGACAAGATCATCATCAACACGGCACCAAGCATCACGGTATCGGACTACGTTGTCGGTGGCGCAGGTTTGAACTATCAGGTTCCAACACCTGACGTAATCGAGATGGTGATCGACAAGGCCAAAGCTTTCGCGTTCCAGATCAACGACGTGTTGGATTTCCAGTCCAAGCCCAACTTGCTGGACATGTTCTCCACCGATGCTGGTGAGCAGATGAAGATCGCCATCGACTCGACCGTGTTGTACAACACCATCTTCAGCGCAGCAGCCGCCAACCAAGGCGCTACAGCGGGGGCGAAGTCTGGGGCATACAGCTTGGGCGTGTCGGGCACCCCCATCGCCATCAACGCCACAGCGGGTGACGCGGCCAACGTGTTGACCAAAATCCTGCAGATGGCGTCGGTCTTGGACGAGCAGAGCGTGCCCGATGCGGATCGGTACTTGATTATTGACCCAGCGACCCGCGTTTTGCTGATGAACACCAACTTGGCCCAGGCCCAGTTCATGGGTGACAGCCAATCCATGGTGCGCAACGGTAAGATTGGAACCATCGACCGCTTCACTGTGTACGTTAGCAACAACCTGCCATACGCTGCAGCTAACGCCACGGTGTGGACTTCTGGCCAGGCCAACGAGACTTCCATCGCGGCAACCACCAACGCAGCCAAGCGCCGCGTCATGGTGGGCGGCCACAAGTCGGCAATCACCTTTGCGTCGCAGATCACACGCATGGAAACGATCCGCAACCCGAACGACTTTGGCGATTACGTGCGATCGCTTAATGTTTTTGGGTACAAAGTGATCAAACCTGAAGCTCTGACGGTTTGCATCATCAGCTAAAGTGTTAGCGTGTTAGCACGTTAAGTTGTAGAATACGGCCAGTCTCACCACTGGCCGTTTTTATTT